GAAGCTTTAACAGATGGTACTCCAACAGCAAGAACTTCTCAATTAGTAATTGAAGTTCTTGGCTTAACAGGTCAGGCTGCAGATAGTATACTGACTATCACTCAAGATGCTCAGTTTGAATTGCTTACTAGCCGACCAGCTATTAGTACAATTGTATTTACTCAAGAAGCGACAACTTTAAATGTTATTGCTCGCTCCGTTACTCAAACTTTAATTTTTACACAAGAAGGTGCCAATGTAGAATTAGCTGAGGCTGATAATACTATCGTTTTTATTGGCACAGCCGATGTAGTGAAGCAGAAAAATGCTTCTGCTTCTAGTATCTTAGTTTTTAGTCAAACTGCTACTTGTACAATAATTTATAATAGATCGATTACCAGTACCCTTGTACTTAATCAGATTGCAGCAAGAACGCTTTCTAAGTTAATAAGTGCTCAATCTACTTTCGTCCCTGTTGGTACTGCAACTGCTAATGTTTCTAGATTTGCTTTCAATACCCTAGTCTTTAATCAGACAGCTACAGCTTTCGTATCGAAGAGTGCAGTTAATGCTCTTGTGCTTACACAAACCATAGACAGAACTACGGTAATTAATAGATCGCTATTTTCTAATTTCATACCATTCCAGACTGTGATTTTAGGTCCGAACACTATAAGAAGGACGATATCTGACACACTTACATTTACTCAATTTGCTGAAGGTTTTGCTGTTAAGGGTGCCACTAACATTATAGTGTTTACTCAATCTGCAGAAGGAATTGTAACACGCTCTGCAGAAAATATGTTCATCCCTGTTCAAACTATAAATGTTAATTTAATATATAATCGACCGATAAATCATATATTTAATTTGTCTCAATTGGCTACTCGTCAATTAGCCAAGATGACTCCTGGTGTTAATATTTTAGCCTTTACACAATCGGCTATAGGGAGAAGAATACTTAGTAGGTCTGCAAGTAATAACATTGTATTTAGTCAAGAGGCTTACAGAGAAAGATTCCCACAGCTTACTTCTCAAATGGTCTTATTTGACCAAATGGCTGAAGTTAATAAGCTAGCTTCAAGGTCTGTTGTTCAACAGCTTACATTTACTCAAACAGTAGGATTAACAACTGTTATTAATCGAACAGTAAATCAAGTCTTAAGTCTAGTTCATGGTCATTACAGATACATAGGCTTAGGTGGTATCAATGAGGTCTTTATCCCAGGTGCCCAAGGTCAAATTGTCCGTCGATTGATAGTCTTGTATGGCGACGACAGATCAATAACATTGCCTGCTCCAGAATTTGATGATTCTGATTCTTATTCTGGCCGTATAAATATAATTAGATTTACTGGTGGCGATAAGCGGATATACAAAAAAGAAAGTAATAAGTACAAGCTAAATTATGATCTAATTGTTGATTATCATAAGATTAGAGAACTTCGATTATTCATCGCTGCTTATAACTCCAGACCCTTTAGATTAGAAAATCATAAAGGTGAAACCTGGCTTGTCATCTTTAGTAATAATCCATTTGATGATACAGAGGCAGCTTTTTGGGATAGTGAATGTGGTAATAAATTCACAATCTCGCTTGAGTTCGAAGGAGTGAGGTTGACTTAATGGCAATTATTAGTAGGGATGTGACTTCTGTTTTTTATATTATACAATCTGCTACAGCAGCTAATTCTAGTTTGTTTCCATTCTATGGAAGCTTACAAGGATCAAACAATTACTTTGCTTCTTTACTGCATGGAGAAAAATGGGAATATCTTCGGGCTGATCGTAAAGTTAGAGCTTTAATTTCTGCTAGTAGGCGAATTGACCAATTGAATTTTGCGGGTATCAAAGCAGATGCTTCGCAACCACTGCAGTTTCCACGGGGCACGGACACCTTAGTTCCGGTTGAAATTGAGGAAGCTACCTATGAAGTAGCGTTAGCTTTGCTCAAGGGGATTGATCCTGATACTGAACGGGACAATCTATCAGCAACAGTTCAGGCTTACGGTTCGGTACGAACGGAATATGATCGTACCTCACTACCACCTTACATTGTCGCAGGCATACCAAGTCAGACAGCTTGGATCAAGCTGCTCCCGTTCTTGGAAGCACGACGGGTAGTGAAACTATCGAGGACAGATTGATGACTATTAAGAATTACCTTAAGACATCAACGTATTATGAAGATGGTGATCCTCCTGTGGTGCCACCTACGGTACCGCCTCCGCCTCCGCCACCGCCTCCGACTTCCGGAGATAAAAAATTTACTCAGACGGATGTTGATAAATTAATGGCGGATCACAGGAAAGGATTACAGAAGGAAAATCAGCAGTTAGTTACTCAGCTTGAAGAGCTTAGAAACAATGCTAATTTGACTCAACAGCAAAAGGATGAGCTTGAAGCTAGAATCACTACGTTAAGTCAACAACATTTAACTAAAGAACAGCAGATTGCTTCTGAAACTGAAAAATGGAAAAAGAAGCATGAAGCTGACACCAAAGCTCTTAATGAACAGGCTACTGCTTGGAAAAGCAGATTTGAAAATCAGATTGCTACAAGTCATTTGCTTGCTGCCGCAGATAAACATAAGGCAGCAAAGGCAAGTCAATTGGTAATGATGCTTAAGAATCAAGTTAAAGTTGTTGAGAATGTAGATGATAAAGGTCAGCCTACTGGAGAGTTTGTAGCCAAGATAACGGCAACAAAGATTGATCCTAAAACTAAGCAGCCAGTAACTGTTGATGTTCCTGTTGAAGAATTTGTTGGTTCAATGAGAGAAGATGCCGATTTCGGAAATCTGTTCTTGGTAGATGGGAAACCGGGTTTTGGTGGCAGTAACGTTAATAATCCCGCTGTCAATGGTGCTACTGACTGGAGTAAAATGACTCCAGAAAAGTACAGGCAGCTTCGTAAGGAAGGGAAATTGCAGTGATACTAAAGACATCGACTTACTACGAGAATAGCATCGACCCATTCATTCCGGAATGGTGGGCCAATGAAACTCTCGTTCAGTTGGAAGAGCAGATGATTGCATCTGCTTTGGTTAACCGAGATTTTGAAAGTATGTTTCAAAACGCCGGCGATATCGTGAATACTCGCCGACCTGGTGAGTTTGTTGGAAAGCGTAAGGCAAAGAATGATTCGATTACGATTCAGGATGCTACGAGCGAAAACGTAGCAATTAAGCTGAATCAACACTGTCACGTTTCATTCAGTATCAAGGATATTGAAGAGACGATGGCAATGAGATCGCTTATCGATCTTTATGCTCGTCCGGCTGCTGTTGCTTTGGCCCGGATGATTGATAAGATGGTGTTGGGCCAGTATACGCAGTTCATGAAGAATTCGGCAGGTAAATTGAACGGCGTAACGAGAGATAATATCAAAGACTTCATCATTGACCTTCGACAGGTTCTTGATGATACCAAAGCTTATGAAACTGGTCGTAACTTAATATTGACTTCCAAGACGGAAGGTGATTGCTTACGACCAGAATGGTTCACTTCTGCTGATAAGGTTGGTGATAACGGAACTGCATTAAGGAATGCTTCCATTGGCCATAAGTTAGGATTTGACTTTTTCAAATCCTTGAATATGGCTAATGTGCTTAATTTTACTACTTTCCGTGACTTCCTTGTTAATCTGGTTGCTGGTTATAACATCGGTACCACTACACTCTTAGTGGATACTGGTACTGGTGAAATTACACCAGGATCATGGATAGATATTAATGGTATCCCCTATAGGGTAATTGCTCGGGTGGGCACTGCACCTACAACGAGCATAACTATCGAGTCGCCAGGCTTGAAGAGTTTCGTTGCTGATAATACCATTGTTCGTGTCTTTACTCCTGGTGCAGTGAACTTGGCTGCTGGCTATGAAGCCGGTTATGACAAGTATATCGTTATTTCAGGCTTCACTGCTGCTGCTCCGAAGACTGGCCAACTGGTAACTTTCGGTAATGCAGCTGATCGGTATGCCATCATGGATGTAATCGGCAATACCCAAATCATGCTTGATCGTCCATTGGAACAGACCATCTTGAATGCAGATACAGTAAACATTGGCCCCAATGGTGCTTACAACTTTGCATTCCACAGGGATGCAATGACGTTGGCTATTCGTGGCCTAGCTCCAGTTCGCTCGGGTGCTGGTGCAAGATCGTCTTCGGCAAGCATGAATGGGCTTACCATGCGTGCTACCATTGGTTACGATATCCGAACTCAAGAGCACATTTGGACCCTTGACTTCCTTGCGGGAATTAAGGTTCTGGATGAAAAGCTCGGGGCCGTTATGTACGGTTGATCGATGCTCTGCGAGAAAGAAATAATGGGTAATACACGCTTTATTAGAAATACTCTGTACAAGTTCAAAAGGGACTATGGTACAGACCTTAGGTATATAATGATTGAGCATTCCGAATTCCAGACTGATTCTGGAGAACGGAAGCTTACGAAACAAGTATTTTACTTTACAGCCATACTTCTGCCAACTACATTGTTAAGAAAGTTTGTGCAAGATATTGGCTATCTTGCAGCAGATAAAAACTTTACCTATGGTGCTTTGAACGATTATGCTTCTACCTCATTTGTCATCATGGAGGAAGATTTCCCTGATGGTCTTAAGCCTGATTTAAATGGTTATGTTATTCATGACGAGCAACGATTTGAAAAGGTTCAAATCGTTACTCTTGAACATGGTGTGGGCCATTTACTTTTAGCTAAAACTGTTAAGGGAAGTCTTCCTTATGATGTACAAACTGAAGTTTGTCAAAATCAACTTCAGCTTAGCCATATGGTGAAGTATGAACTTAACTAATGTAAAGCGATGGATAAAAGCATCGATGCTTAGAGAGATAAAGAAAAATACTGGCGGTGTGCATCTTTTCGTAGAAGGTGACACCAGAGATACAAATAAACATCCCCAGCATTTTGAATTTAGACTTGATGGGCCATACTGTAAGCCATGTGGTACAAAGGGCGAATTTCGATTGAAAGTAGAAGCCAATATACTTGTAAATTCTACTCGAAATGAAGCCAATCTTTATGACCGAGAGAATTTGCAAGGAATAGCTTCTCAGCTTTTAAATCGAGATTTTTGTATCTATCGAACAGGTAATGTACTTAAAGTACCAGATGTAGATAATGAAACTCTATTTGGTACAATGCAATTGATGCCAATGGATGAAATTAAAATCAGTGACTTCGGACAAATTGATGATAATGTAGAGGTCTATCAAGCAGTTGTAGAGGCACACTATGAAATGTACGTAATGGAGAATAGTCCATGATGATCGACCTTAAGAATAGTACCATCTCATTTGAAGATGGCTATTCTGCAATTGGAGCCGTAGACAATGTTGCGGGGTACCCAATAGGCACTACCACAATGATTGTTGATGGCTTTGTTGGGCAGGTTCCAGTTGGTGCCAGATTGACAATCGATGGTGTCGCTGGATTTACAGTTGTAAGCACAGTTGAAACTGTATTGAATACAACATCAATTACATTCAGTCCAGCTTTGACTGCCGCTGTAACTGATGCTGATGTAATTTTGGCCGGTCCTCGTTTCTTAGATATCAAGGTCGGGGAAGGCAATTTGACTTGGAGTGAGAAGAAAGCTAGGGAGTACAAGTTAGACCGTGGTCTATTAGACCAGGTTCGTGATGGCGACCAACAGCCAATGGATGTTAGCTTCCAGTTAATGTACGAAGAGCTTACGGCTGGAACTCCTGCTACTGATCCGCCTACTCCAGAAGATGTGCTTAAGAGGCGTGATCCTGCTGATGAATGGTTAAATACTGATCCAGCAAACTGTAATGTGTTTGCTATTAACATCAGTCTTATCCACAATCCAGCCTTGTGCGTAGGCGTGAAGAAAGAAAAGGTGGTTTTACCGAAGTTCAGGTATGAGCAATTGGACCATGATCCGAAAGCAGGAACTATATCTTGCCAAGGAAAGTGTAATGCTGTTGAAGCAATAGTTACTCGATTTGCATAAGAATATTTACTGATGCCTAATTAAGGACAAACCATGAAGTTGCAGGGTCGAAAACCATCTGGAGTGCGTGAAGAATTACTTGTGCTACCTAGACCAGAGGGAGATTTCGCTTTTAAGTTCAGGGCGGTGATGGAAGATTATCCTGAACCGCCACCTGAACCAGTTAGAAAGAATATAAAGGGTGCTATAGTTCAGGATCGTAATGATCCTGAATTCACAGTGTTACTTGATGCTTGGGCAACTAGAAAAACTCACTGGCATTTTCTAACATCGATTTCTGCAACTGATGGTTTGGAATGGGAAACTGTTGATATGGCTAAGCCGGAAACTTATAATAAATGGGAGCAAGAACTTAAGGATGATGGTTTCAATGATGGTGAACGTGCTTTGATATTTCAAACATACCAGAAAGCAAATTTCCTTTCTGAAGCTATGCTTGAAGAGGCTAGAAAGCGTTTTTTAGCCCTACCGGAAGTAACTCAGGCAGGCTCTTTATCTGGGACTTCCGTACTGCCGACTATATGATATGGAGAGTTTGCGAAAGAATGGGTATCCGTCCTCCGGGTGTGAAAGCAAGTTGGGATGAAATGCTAGTTATCAATCAAGCTTTCCTTCTGGCCTATGGTCAGATTAGGGAATATGAAGAAGCTAAAATTGATGCAGAAAAGGCTAAGCTTATTGCTTTAGGGGCGGGATCATGATAGGGATAACCTATAGTGTATATGTAGATAAGTTTGCTAGGAATCAATTTATTAATGCTATCAGAGAAGCGGTCAGAGATGTACTTATTGAAGCTGGGCGTAAATTCTTGTTGGCTGCCGTTCCACGAATTCCAATTAGAACAGGATTTGCTAGGTCTGCTTTCAGAAATGCAGAGGATGTATTTGGAAAGGTAAGTGTAGATAAAACATCAGGCTTTAGAATTCGTGGAACTAGGGGTGGAAGTGTAGTAGATAGGATACTCAGGTATCGTGAGTATTACTATCCGCCTGGCGGCGGCAGGGTGCTTAAGACCACTAATGCTGGACGTGCATTTTCTAGTAAGCCAGAAGATATATTGGTTATCAGCGGTGCTACTGTAGCCAGTGGGAAGAATGCTTTTTATCTCAAATTTAAAATAGATATCACTTATGTAGATTTACTTGATCGTTCGGTATGGGGTGCTTTCGCTGCTGGCGAAAAGGCTGTGGATGATTACATTAGAACAAACATAGGTCGTAGATTACCGGACTTATCAAAATTTTTAACTCGTTCGCAACTGAGATGAAATGGCCAGTATCAATGTCACGGCCGATATCAACCAAGCTGTAAATGAATTTAAGAAATTTAATGATATCCTTGATTTACAGAATCAAAGATTAAAAGATGTTACTGTTACGTCTGCACAATATAATCAAGCTGGTGTTAGGGTTAGATCGACGATTCAAGGTTGGACTACTGATACTCAGAAATTTGTAGCCACAACTCAATTGCTTAGGAATGGAACAGAAAGATTAAATTTTACATTTACTGATTCCAAAAAGAAGATTGAGGCATACAAAGCAGCACTTAATGACTTGAATCGTGGATTGAGTGATATTACTAGGTCTGCTCAATTCTTTGCTACTTATAACTTTTTTGCTTTATTTACTCAAGGTATCAAAGATGGGTTCAATGCTGCTAGAGATTTGCAGATTCAAATATCACTAATCAGAACTATATCTCAAGACGCACAACGTTCATTCTCACTGTTCGGTAAAGATATAGTAGAGGTATCTAATCGAACAGGTCAGGCGATAGAAGATGTAGGGAAAGCATTCTTTGATACTGCATCCAATCAGATTGCTAAGGGTGCAAATATCAAGGCATTTGTCGATGAAGCTACTAACTTAGCGAAGACTACTGGCGGTACCGTTACTGATGCTGTTAACCTCCTAAGCTCGGCAATCAATGCTTATGGTCAACCAGTAACTGAAGCTAGAAATCTTTCTGCTTTATTCTTCAAGACAATTGACGAAGGTAGGGTAGTGTTGGGAGAAATGGCAAACGTCTTTGGACGTGTTGCTGTGCAAGGTAGAGCAGTTGGCGTAAGCATCAATGACTTGTCAGCCACTGTGGCATTTTTAACTAAGCAAGGTGTCTTAACATCCGACGCTTTTACATTTGTCACTAACTTATTCACTCAATTACAAAAGCCTTCCCGCGAACTACAAGCCTTCTTTAAGAGTATCGGTTCGAAGGATGGCATTCAGGCGATAGCTACATTTGGTTTCGTTGGCCTATTAGAGAAACTGACATCAGAAGTCAAAGCTGGCAATGCAGCTGCTACTGACTTCTTTAAAGAGATTCGAGCAGAAAAGCCATTCGAAGCTATCAGCAATAACTTTGATGATTTTAAGAGAGTAACAAGAGAATTCCAGGATGTCAAGAAGCTTGCTACTACATTCAATGAAGCAATTAAGATCAGACTTGAGTCACCTGCTGCACAGCTTGAGATTGAATTTAACAAAATTAGAAATTTCTTTGTTAATGATGTTGGACAATCTGTTGTAGCCTTAGTAGCACAGATTATTCAAGGTTTCGGACAGATAAATAAGATATTTGGTGGTGGCTCTGATTTCATTCCTGCTTTGAATTTGATGGTTAGATTGTTCCGTGATGGTGTGATTGCAGTTATTGCTTTCAGAACAGCAATGGCAGCAAATACTGCTATCACTCTTGCCTATTCTTCCGCTGCTACTGCTGCTGGAACAAGTACACTTACATTAGGTCAAAGACTTGCTGTTGTTGGTGGAGGGCTTCGTGCTTTAGTACCTGGATTATTAGGCGTTGCCGCTGCTCTTGCAGCTTTAGAGTTGGCATCAAAGAATGATTTCCTTGATAAAGGTGTAGAAAAATTTGGTGAGATAGAAGCTGAAATAAAGAAAGTTAGAAATGAGGCACAGGCACTAGGTGCAGTAGTTAGTGAAGACCCCAATAAGAAATTTATTGAGGCTGCTCAACCTAGATTCCAAGGTGCTTTACAGGCATTGTCTAAAGCACAAGTAGAAAATGATAAGCAGTTAGCAAAGATTAGACAACAAAATATTGCTACTGCTACAGAAATCGGTAATACGTTCAAGATATATACTGATTCTATTAATAGAGGAATCAATAGTCTTAAAAGTCAGATTACTGATGCCCAACAGATAATAGAATCTTCGCGCAAAAGTTTGTTGGGTTTCCGTGATACTGTAGACTCTTTGCTTCTAGACACGCGATTACAATTTGCTACTGATGAGCAAAAGACTTTCATTTTGCAGAATAGAATTCAAGAACTTATTGCTAAGTCTAAAGAATTTGTTGGCTCTCAAGATAATGCTAAAATACAAGAAGGTATTCAATTCCTTGAAGAGGCAGCTAAGCTTACTAAAGATAGATTTATTATTCAGCAAAATTTGAATGCAGACCCATTAGTAAGCACTAGAAGATTGGAACAAGATTTAAATGATATACTTAGAACCCGTCAAGATTTGCAGGGTCAGATCGAACGATCGAAGAATAAGGAAATAGAACTTACACAAAAGCAAGTAGACTTAGAGAAGAAGAGACTTCTTGATGTTGAGTCGGCATTTAAAGAATTTAATAAGTTTTCAGCTTTCGATGCTGGTGGCGGAATTGATCCTAGGTTCAAGGATACTGTTACTGGTAGAGTAAAAGTCGAGCAAGTAAAAGTAGAGTTTGAAAAGTTATCTGCTGCACTTGTTGATGC